CTTCGGCGCAGGCTTCGGCGGCGGCGGCTTGGCAGCGTCCGCGTCGCGCGCCCGGGAGTAGTACTCCTCGGCGAGCAAGCGGTTCGGGAAGGCCGTCCCCGTGTGCTTGATGCCCATGTTCTCCGGGGTGACCGGCTCGCCCGGGAGGGCGATCTTCATCGCGATGATGTCGTCGTTCTGCTCGGCGTCACCGGCGCAGTTCCAGAGGAAGCCCTTCCCACTGAGCACCGCGCTGGTACCGCGGTCGGCGTGGTTCCGAGTGACGTGCCCGACCTCGTGCACGAGCACGCCGGCCGTGAAGAGCACGCCCCACTCCTCGAGCTTTGCGTAGTCGGTCATGAGGACCGAGTTCTTCGTGACACCGAGAGTGCCCAGCCCCTTCACCTCGAAGGGCACCAGCTCGTAGATGCCAGCCGCGTACCAAGGGCACATCTCAGAGGCCATCATGCGCGCTGCTGCGAGCACGATGCGTCCGTCCAGTTTTGCAGCCATGCGACACCACCTTTCTGTTTGAGAAGACCTCCAGTGAAGCCGCTCACCCTCATTGGTGAGCGGCCCCTGCAGGTGCTGATCACTTCTTCTTGATCAGCCCGGCTGCAACGAGCAGCGGGTTCAGCTTGGTGAGCACCGGCTCGCTCTGCTTCGTGAAGAGCCGCACCTTCGCCTTCACCAGCGCGCGCACCGCCGGGACCGCGACGTCCGCCGCGCTGTCCAGCACCGTGCCGAGGATGACCCAGAGTCGGTCAGCCCGCTCATCGCGCTTCGCCACGTTGGGCGCGCAGACGATCGCGGCGCAGGAAGACAACACCGTGATGGTGCGGTCGAGCTGGCGTTCGTCGTGCTCGAACTTCACCTTGCCGTCGAGGATTTCGATCGGGTCCGGCATGTTCGTCGCCTTGCGGTACGCGATGAACTGCGCCGCAGCGGCGGTGCCCACGAATGCAGTGACCATCGCGTTCGTCTCCAGCGCCCCGAGGCCGTGCACCTCGGCGCCCGCGATAGCGCGCATCGCCATCTCCCACGTACGCATCGTGGGGAAGGCACCGCTCGAAGCGGGGTCGTGCGCTTCCGGCTGCTTCATCAGCAGGCCCGGGAACTTGCGGACGAAGCCGGCAACCAGCGCCTTGCTCTTCGCGAAGGCGACGGGCCAGAGCTCCATGACCCGGGCCTCCTCTTCCGCGGCGTCGAGCGGCTTCTCGTCGCTCTCAACACCGCAGTTGGACAGCGCCCAGTCCGACCACTCTTCCGCGCCCTGCCCGACCCACTCGAAGTGGCCGAAGCGGTTCGCCATCGGGGGAGGCAACGGCCGCCCGCCCGCCGCGTCCTCCACCGAGTTCATCGCGGCGACGAACCGGATGCCCGGGGGGAGCTGAAGCTCCCCGACAACACCCTCGAGAATCATGCGGAGCATGGCGGCGAAGACGCTGTCCGCCGCCGTGTTCAGCTCGTCGAGGAAGCAGACGCCGCGACCGTGCTCATCGAGCCGCCGGGCGAAGGACGCCGGCAGCATCAGCACCTCCGTCTTGTTCTTGATGACGGAGGGAAAGGGCAGCCCGCCGAAGTCGGTGGGGTCGGACAGCGACCCGATCTTGACCTCCATCGGGAGGCCCACCGACTTCATGATGGCCGCGAGCTGCGCCGACTTGGCGCTGCCCGGCTTGCCCTTGAGAATGAAGGGGAGGCCCCACCGCCCGCCAACACCCGGCGTGAAGAGCAACGCTTTGATGACCTTGTTCATGTCCATGATCGTTTCCAGCCTTTCGTTCAGAACGCCGCCAGCGGGGCGGCCACCGCATCAGGCAGAGAGCGAAGCGTTCGCCCTCTCCCGGAAGCGCCCGAGTCGCTCGGGCGAAGCGTTCACCGCAGCTCTGCGCGAGCAGCGTTCAGGTCCGCCACCAACCGCCCAATTTGCACTTGGGAGTTGAAGTGGAAGTCGTCGGCTTCCTGCGAGGTGTCCTGCAGGTACTCCATCGCGTTCGTGAGGTTGTGCAGCGTGAGCGCGTCGACCGTGAACGGCTCAGGCGCGCGGCCCATCTTGACGACGCGAAGCGTCTTGCCCACCTTCAGGAGCGCGGAGGTCTGCGCGGACTGAACACCGGCCGCGTCGAGCATCTCAGACGCGATGTCGGCCGCGTCCCCCAGCAACTCGGCTTCCTTCGCGCTGCAGGGCAGCAGCGTCACCGTTCCCTTCGGCAGAGTGATCATCGCGCGACCTCCACAGGGCGAACCGCGCAGGCCTCGCAGCACCGCTCGGTCGGCAGCTCGTCACCGACTTCCATCTTCGCTCCGCAGAGCGGGCAGTTTCCGTATTGCTTCGTCACGTGACCTCCTCGTAAGCGCGGAACATCGAGAACGCCGCGGTGCAGAAGAGCGCGGCGATGCACAGCGGAAGAACCATCATGTCGATCATCGACCGGCTCCCATCGGGTACGGAATCGCGCGGTACGCCACCGCGTAGAGCACACCGACAACCAGCATCAGAGCCTCGACCGTCATCAGCTCACCATCGCGACGAGCGCGCCGACGAGGCGCTTCCCGGCCGGCGTGAGCGCCACCGTGGTTCCGGTGACCTTGACCCCGTACTTCATGACCGCGTACGGCGCCGTCTCCACCATCCCGGCCCGCTCGAGCGCGGGGACGCCCATCTTGCTCTCCGGCTTGCTCGCGAGCACCGAGAGGGCCTCGGGAGCGTTGCTCACCGTCATCGAGAGCAGCATGCCCAGCAGCGCCATCGCAGGAGCCGACCGCTTCGTTGCCCGCGTCGTCGTCGTCATCGTCGTCATTGTGTCCAGCCTTTCGTTTGAGGAGTTCGCTTCGGGCCACCCTCGACACCGTCGAGAGCAGCCCGAATCGGGCCAGCGCCGGGAACCTCACGCCCGCTGGCCTTCCTCGTGGACGCGGCAGGGAAACTCGCTGCCTCGTCAACACCTCCATCCCTTCATTTTGATGCACCGTTGTGCGCTTCGCGATCGCAGTCGCGTGTAGCCTCCGAAGGTGCCGTCGGAGTCCATCGAACCACTGGCTTTGATGAGGAGCGCTTGCGCCGTGCCGTACTACCGGAATCAGGTACCGTTCAGCCGTGCTGCCGCTTCCACACCCGCCGTCTATTCAGTTTCCAAAGACCGCCTCCCCCGTTCCGACCCGCCGCCGCCCGCCCGCCCGCCCGCCCCGCCCGCACAGAGATAATCCCCGAACCACCAAAATACACAAGTTCAACAAAGCCCAAAGAGCGCCTGTAACCCCACGGGAACAGCGGGCTTTTGAAAATAGTTTTTGGGGCTCGTGTAGGACACGCACCAAACGAGGGCTGCGCTCTGGAAAAGCGGCGTGCAGCCGGGCGTGAAAGCGGCGCGGAACGCAGAAGAGAGGACGCATGACGACCGACACGGACGTGACGACGGTGATGATGAACAGCGACGAGGTGCTCGCCCGGCTGCGCGCGCTTCCGCCCGAGCAAGCGGCGGCGGTGCTCGCCGTCGCCCTCGGCAGGCTGACGCAGCGAACGGGTCAAGACCTCGCTTCGTTCCTGCACATGGCTGATCAGGCGTGGGCGCTGACGCAGCCCGTCGCTCCGTTCGGGACGTTGCTCTTCATGCAGCGGGGCTCCCCTTGGGCGAACTGAAGCTGGTCATCGAGGTGGCGGTCCCCCTGCCCTCGCTCACGAACATGCGAGAGCACCCAATGGCCCGCGCCGGCCGCGTGGCGGTCGTGCACAACATCGTGGGCACCGCCCTCGCGGCACAGCCCGTGCCGCAGAGCTACCTGCTGAACGATGGGCAGGTGCTGATCGTGCGCCTGACCCGTCTCGCCCCCGCGATGCTCGATGACGACAACCTCGCCAGCTCGTTGAAGGCCGCCCGGGATGCGTTCGCGGAGTGGCTCGGCGTGGACGACCGGAAGCACCTGCGCGTTCGCTACTTCCCCTACCAAGCGAAGCGCCCGAAGGTGGTCATCCCCAAGAGCGGCAAGCAGCGGAAGGACCGCTCCTACCAGACGCTCCTCATCGAAGCGGAGCCGGTGCGGGTGTATCCCCCGGCTGGCGCGAAGCTGGAGCGGCTGAAGAGGGACGCCGAGCTGGCGGTGCTGTTCTACGAGGCGGCGGAGGGCGTGGTGAAGGAAGTGAAGTCAAGCGGCGACCTCGAAGCAGCCCTCGCCTCGTGGCTTGGCTTGGCCGAGGACGAGTCAACCTTCTCGCCGTAAAAACGTGGTCACCTCGAGGAGCTCGCGCCTCACGTTTTGGCAACGCGGTGCGGCAAAAAGTCAGGTCAACCCACGAAGCGAGAACAACCGCTCGGGAATCCTCGAACGCCGTTCCGCGGGCTGACCTCCGAGCCCACCACAGGTCCGGTGGAGCGTTCAACCAAAAGCAGCAACTTCGCAAACAGGCAGAAAAGTGCAAAGAGGGCTCATGGCAACAGAAAAGGCGAAGAAGTCGAGAGGGCCGTACCGCTCGGTGGAGAAGGACCAGCTCGCGTCGAAGGGCTACATCCCGGCGAAGGACGCGGCAGAGAAGATCGGCAAGTCGACGCAGACGATCTACTACTGGCTGGAGCAGAAGAAGGTGGAAGGCGTCCGCATCGGCACGCACTGGTACGTGAAGGAGACGTCGCTCGCCGCGTACTACAAGAAGATGGACCCGAAGGCCGTCGCGCTCATGGGGCTCTGAGCATGGCGCTCTTCGACCGAGAGAAGGCGGCGGCAGCCGCGGAGGAGCGGGTGAACCACCCGGCGCACTACCGGGGGAAGGACGACCCGTACGAGGTGATCAAGGTCATCGAGGCGTGGGAGCTGAACTTCCATCTCGGCAACGCGGTGAAGTACATCGCCCGCGCCGACGCGAAGGGGGCTGCCATCGAAGACCTGAAGAAGGCGGTCTGGTACCTCTCGCGTGAGCTGACGCGGCGAGGTGCGTGATGTGGGTCGAGATCGGCAACCTCTACACGCGGGTGCTGCGCGCAACGGAGGAAGAGCGCGCGTGGCTGCGCGAGTACCTCGTCTTCACGAACACCTCGTGGGCTAACGGTCGAGCTCGTGCGGAGAAGTCATCCCTGTACTCCATCGTCGACGAGCGGTTCCCGAGCGGCTTCGTGGCGCTGGTGAAGAAGGCCGCCCTCGACGCGGGCTTCACGTTCGAGATCGGGGACGCCCGGGTGGCCCCGTGCAAGGCGGACCCGGCGGCGGACATCGTGTGGCTGCGCCCGTACCAGAAGGCCGCTGTGGAGGCCTGTGTGGCCCGCACGCGCGGGGTCATCAAGGTGCCGACCGGAGGGGGGAAGACGGAGATCGCGTGCGGTCTGACGAAGGTGCTGCCCTGCAGGTGGCTGTTCATCGTGCACCGCTCCTCCCTGATGGACCAAGCGGCCGAGCGGTACGAGCTGCGGACGGGGAAGACGGCCGGGCGCATCGGTGACGGGGTGTGGCGGGAGGAAGAGTTCACGGTTGCCACGTTCCAGACGCTGGTGCGGGCGGTGGCGGCGAAAGACCCCCGGGCCTCCGCGTTCCTGAAGAGCGTTCAGGGGGTCATCATCGACGAGGTGCACGTCGCGCCCGCCGACACCTTCTTCCAAGTGCTCATGGCGCTGGAGAACGCCTACTTCCGCGTCGGCATGAGCGGGACACCGCTGGACCGCACCGACAAGCGCAGCGTGCTGACGATCGCTGCGACGGGGCGCATCATCTACACCATCACCCCCGACGTTCTGATCGACGCGGGCGTGCTGGCCCGGCCGCGCATCAAGCTCATGGCGATGCCGCAGGAGAGCGAGCTTCCGACGTGGCAGGGCGTCTATGGCGAGTGCGTCGTGCGGAGCGTGGTGCGGAACCGCGCTGTCGTGGACATGGTGCGAATGGCGGAGAAGCCGTGCCTCGTCTTCGTGAAGGAGGTGACGCACGGCAAGCGGCTGAACAAGACGCTGATGAAGGCCGGCTTCAACTCAGACTTCGTGTGGGGCACGTCGAGCACCGATGCACGGAAGTCGGACGTGAAGCGGCTGGTGCGCGGAGACATCGACGTGCTCGTGTGCTCGGTCATCTTCCAAGAGGGTATCGACATCCCGGAGCTGCGGTCGGTCGTCATCGTCTCGGGAGGCAAGTCCGTCATCGCGACGCTGCAGCGGCTCGGACGCGGCATGCGAGTGGTCGCGGGCAAGAAAGAGTTCGAGGTGTGGGATTTCGATGACCAAGGGAACAAGTGGCTTGAACGCCATGCCCGTGCCCGTCGAAAGGCCTACGTCGATCAAGGCTACGAAACGATTCTGCTGCCGCGCTCCTCACAGCCTCCGTTGCTGTGAGCGCGCCCTAGCCCCGCGTCGGGAATCCCCTCTCCCGGCGCGGGGGCTTGTTTCACTTTCTGGAGAAGAGCACCGATGACGACGATGCACACCACCGGGGTCCACGCCTCGGTCGCAGGGCGCTCGCGAATTGAAGCAGCGCTCCTTGAGAAGAAGCTCGGGAAGAACGCGTTCCTCATCTGGCAGATGTTCCTGCAGCGCCGGGATTTCGATGGGTACTCCGCGCTGACCCGGCGCCGCATCATGAAGCTGGCGAAGTTCGAGTGCGGCAACCAGTTGAAGGCGGTGGAGCGCGCGCTGCGCCGGCTGATGCTCGCCGGGCTCGTTGTGTACTGCCGCCACAAGCGCAACCACACGTGGGTGATGAAGAGCGGCGGCACGCGGACGCGGTTGCTGAACGTGCGCCTCGTCTCCGGCGACGTCGATGCAGCCGGAGCCTTCGTCGTTCCGCAGGCCGTCTACGGTGCGGTGATGATGATGGTGACGAAAGGAGGCGCGCGAAGCGGGGCGGGGAGGCCCCGAAAGAATCAAAGCGGGGTGCCTCTTGCGGAGAGCGTCACGGTGGAAGGCATCCCCGCTTTGAATAGCTCGGGAATTCAAAGCGGGGTGGTCCCCGAATTCAAAGCGGGGACCCATAGTGTTCTTACAAGTAAGGGTGTCAGAACAGGCTCTTCTCTTCCTTCGGAAGAGAAGAGCGCGGCGGTGCCGCCTCCTTCGTTTCTTGAAGAAGCCCCGACGGCTGGAGCGCTCAGGCTGGCCGCGACAATAGTTGGGGTAGCAGCTCGGCACACACCCACGTTTTTCGGTCCCGACCTCCTCCCGCGTCTGGACTACGACACGCTGAACGCAGCGGTGGTGCCGTCCCCGCCGAAGCTGAACCCGGATGAGCCCGACGCGATGTGGGCGCTGCAGTTGATGCGCGCGTACGAGGGGGCGGTGGAGTCGCGGTTCAAGGTGAAGGCGAACCACTTCAAGCGGAAGTCGGTGCTGTCGAACGCTGCGCGCGTGAAGCCGTTGGTCGAGTGCGCGAAGAAGCTGGTCGAGCAGAAGATCGCGCCGGCAGCGTGGGCGGCGTGGTCTTGCGACGTGTGGCGACACTTCAGCGAGAAGAAGGGCAGGGGGAAGGTGAAGGCCCCGGTCCTGCAGTGGGTGTTCACGGCGAAGCGGGTGGAGGACAACCACGGGTGGTTCCACGCGGAGGAGAGCAGCTTCACCGGCACCCGCGTCGTGTTCGGGGATGCTGCCCGGGAGGCGATGTACCTGCACCAGCGCGTGAAGCAGATGCTCTACGAAGCGCCTGACGAAGCGGCGGCGCGCCTCATCCTCGCGAGGGAGCTACCCGCGGGGCGGCTTGACGGGATGATTCGTCTCGCCCACAAAGAAGCCGACGCGGAGCGAACAAGGCTTCGTGCGGCAGTTGAGAGCGGTGAGTGGATTTGGAAGTGGTGAGGGGAACACATGGTCGCTAAGTCGCAAGAGCCGTACGGGTTTCGTCCTGATTTTGAACGCGCGTTGGTCACCACCGCGAGCTGCCGCCCGAAGTTCTATGGGCGCACCGCGCACGCGTTGGACCCGGAGCTGTTGCACGCACCCGAGGCGAAGCTGGTGATGCAGGCGGCGCATGCGATCTTCGCGGACCTCGGGCGCGGACCGGACAAGCTGATGTTGATCGATCAGCGGCTCGCGCGGTGGCGTCACGATGGGAAGGTGTCGCAGGAGCAGATCGACGCGGTGAGCGAGTACTTTGAAGAGGCCATCGCCCGCGGGCTGCCCGGCGAGGACGCGGTGGACATGGAGGTCGTCCCGGTCCTGCAACACCGCATGCAGCACGACGCGGTGAAGGCGGCGATCGATGACCTCGGGAAGCGCGGTGACTACCAGCGAACGGTGGACCTGCTCGGCAAGGCCGTTCGCATCGGCGTGACCGAGCGGGGGACGGGCATCAAGCTGGGTGATGCGTCGTTCTCGCTCATCGAGAAGCTGCGCCTGCTGAAGCGGTTGCCCACCGGCATCATCGAGCTGGACACCTACCTCGATGGTGGTCCTCCGCGAGGCACGTTGAACGTCTGGCTGACGGGGACGGGCGGCGGCAAGTCGCAGGCGATGAGCCACACCGGCGCGCATTCCACGTTGAACGGGCTGCACACCGCGTACGCGACGCTTGAGCTCCCCGAGAGCGTGGTGCTTGCGCGCGTCATCTCGAACATGACGGGCATCCCCATCACGTTGCTCATCGAGAACCCGAAGGCGATGGAAGAGGCGAAGCGGAGGCTCGCGGCGCTGACGGGGCTCGGGGTGTTCACGGTGAAGGCGTTCACCGCGAAGGCGACAACACCGAAGGACATTCAGGAGTGGGTGCAGGAGCTCGCCGCCGCGGAGGGCCGCCCGGTTGACTTCCTCGCGCTGGACTACGCCGACAAGCTGGTGGAGGAGGGCGGCAAGCAGTCGCCGCAGCACATCGCCGTGGACAACGTGTTCGAGGCAGTGCGGCTTGGGGCGGAGGCCGGCAACTACGTGTGCTGGACGGGCAGTCAGTCGCGCGGTCGCGAGGAAAGAAAGTCGAAGAAAGTCGACCTCGAGCACACAAGTGAAGGGATGGGGAAGGTCCGCGTGGCCGACCTCGTGGAAACCTTGAACTACGACGAGGAGACGAACGAGATGGGATTCTTCACCGCAAAGAACCGGCATGGGCGTGCGCGGCAGATGATCGGCCCGCTGCCCTGTGACTTCGCGCTCGGGCGCATCGCGCCGGTGGTTCGGTCGTACGCCGGGCCAACTGGCTTCGATGCCACCTCGGGGACGCCGTGAGCGCGGTCGCTCGGGAAGTTGCGTCGGCTATCGAGAGCGACATCTCCGACAGGGGCGGCCTCGGGGATGAGTGGGGGCTCGTCGACCACGAGACGAAGAAGGAGATTCGTGCTGCGTGGGAGGAGCTCATCGACACCAAGCTGCAGGGGGTGCGAGCTGCGCTGTGGGCGGTGGTGAACACCGATGACCATGCCGACCCGGAAGTGCGTGCGCAGGTCCGCGCGGCGATGAAGAGCCTCGGAGCGTTCACGTGAGGGGCGAGACGGTGACCTTCCAAGGGGTGACGGTGAAGCGGGAGACGAGTGCCGCCCTGCTGGTCGAAATCGACGGGGCGGAGCACTGGATTCCGAAGGGGCAGATCTCCGACGACAGCGAGGTCTTCGCGGAGGGCACGTCGGGCAAGCTGGTCGTGAGCGAGTGGATCGCCACGCAGAAGGGGCTGACGTGAGCCTCGGATTCAGCCGTGACGAGAAGCGCGCGATGGTGCGCGCCCTGATGCGCGAGGCGCGCGACAGCAGCACGGGATGGAGCCGGGCGAACTGCCCCTTCTGCCCGAAGCTGCTCGGGAAGATCGACCGCAAGCAGGCGCTGGCGATCAACATGACGAACGGCGCGTTCGTGTGCTTCCGATGTGGCACGACGGGACGGATGCGCGATGACGAGTACAAGCGCGTCGAGGCGAAGCCGGAAGAGCATCACGAGCTCGGCGCACCCGAGGGGTACGTGTGCCTGACGACGCCGGATGGGGAGGCGTCGCTGTCGGCGGAGCCCGCGCGGGAGTACCTGCGAAGCCGGAAGCTGACCCGCGCGGCGGTCACCGCGGGGAAGGTGGGGGCGTGCCTGTCGGGCCGGTACGAGGGGCGCGTCATCGTGCCGGTGCTCGGCTCCGAAGACGAGTGGCTGGGATGGGTGGGCCGCGTGTGGTTCAAGGGGGCCGCCCGCGCGTACAGCTACCCGCGGGGGATGCAGAGGGGGCAGGTGCTCTACAACCACTCCGCGCTGCTCGTGGAGACGGATGAGCCGGTGCTCGTCGTCGAGGGCGTGTTCGATGCGCTCGCGTACTGGCCGCACGCGGTCGCGGTGCTTGGGAAGCCGAGCGAGACGCAGGTCTACGCGCTCGCCAGTGCCCGGCGTCCGGTGGTCGTGGTGATGGACGGTGATGCGTGGATGGAGGGGTACACGCTGGGCCTCAAGCTGAGAGTTGAAGGGCAGCGCGCGGGCAGCGTGAAGTTGGCGCCGCGCATCGACCCCGACGAAGTGCCGCACCAGTGGCTGTGGGAACAGGCCCGCAGGTCGCTGAACGAATGATCAACGCGAGGGAGCAACACATGGAGTTCAAGAGGCTGGAAGTGGTGACGGTTGTTCTGGGGGAGAAGCGGCTCGTGCGTTGGGGCGCGGGTGAAGAGGCCGGCGGCTCGATGTTCATCGAGGGCGTCGACTACGCGGTGCTCCAGCGGATTCTCGAGCTGCTGCGCACGGGGAGGACTGCGGCGCCGGATCTCGAGTCGGTGAAGGAGACGCAGAGCGCAGCGGACGCCCGGCTGGCCTCGGAGGCGGTGAAGGCCCCGGAGGCGGTGAACGAGGGCGCTCGTGTCGAGCAGGATGAGTCGGGGAAGGAGGCCAACAAGAAGCCGCGTGCGAGCGCGAAGCTGATGGTCAAGGTGAAGGGGGAAGAGAAGCCCTTTGCCGACCTGACGATGCAGGACATGAAGGACGGGGTGACCTCCAGCGTCACGGCTCCGCGGCAGCGTGAACCGGGGGACGATGATGGTGATGAGGCCCCCGAGAGCTCGAGCACGGGTGAGGCCGGCGACGTGCCGGACGGCGTGAGGAAGGCGGGCCGGATGCTTGACGTCGTGAACTGGTGCATCGAGCGCGGCATCAAGGAGCCCGGCGCCATCGTGGCGGAGTGCGAGCGGCTGCGGTCTGCCGTCCCGTTCCTCGGGCGCGTCTCCGACATGGAGAACCGGGTGAAGCGCACGCTGGCCGCTTTCCACGCGGGGGCCTGATGCGCGTCCGCCCGCTCTACCCGGAGCCCCCGCTCGCCGCGATTGAGCGGGTCAAGCCGCGGTCTGTCGACCCCAAGTGCTCTCGCTGCAACCTGTGCACACCGGCGGTGAAGCACCCCTGCGTGGGGGCGGACGGGGAAGCGGGCGGGCTGCTGGTCGTCGGGGAGTCCCCGAGCAGCGCGGAGGACCACGGCGGCCGGCCGATGGTGGGCCGGGCTGGCGGGGTTGTGCGGTCGGCGGTGATGGAGCACTGGCAGGGGCCGGTTGCGTACGACCTCTCCGTGCGGTGCGCGGTGGACCCCCGCGACGTCGAGGACAAGGAGATCGCGGCGTGCCGTGGGTACCTCGCGAAGACCATCGCGGAGGTGAAGCCGACGCGGATCATCGCGGTCGGCTCGGTTGCTGCTCGGGCGCTGATCGGGCGCAACGTCCATCCCATCAAGAGCAGGCGGGCGTACGGGTGGCTGTGGAACGACGGGACACCGATTCCTGTCTACATCGTGGCGTCCCCGAACGTCGGGCATGGGAACCGCTTCCTCGCGAAGTGGGTGCTGGCAGACTTGAAGTGGGCGCTGACGGAAGCGCTGCAGCCGCCCGTGTGGATGATGAGCGAGCTGCGCATCGTCGAGACGGCGGCAGATGCGGAGCTCGCCTGCGCCGACCTGCGCGATGCTGACTGGTTCGCGTGGGACGTCGAGACGGCGGGCATCCTCTACACCGACACGTTCATGGTGCTGTGCTTGGGCGCGGCGTCGGTGGGGGCTGACTACGTCTGGGTGTGGAGCCGCGAGGCGCTGGACGACACGGAGACGATGGGGCCGTTGAAGCTGCTGCTCGAGGACAAGACGGCAGCGAAGCTCGGGCAGAACGAGAAGTACGACCGGCAGTCGATGACGTGGAAGTACGGCATCGAGGTGCAGGGAACGCATGGCGACACCCGGCTGTGGCGGAAGCTGCTGGACGTCGAGGCAGACGCTGACCTCGATACGATGGCCGAGCTGGTCGGGATGGGCGGGCACAAGGGGGAGGCGGCGGAGGCGCTGGAGAAGGCGAAGGAGCAGGTGCACGCGTTGATCGCCCGGCAGGCCGACACCAACCACTCGCTCGATGTGTGGACGGAAGCGGACCGGCCCGACAAGATGATCGAAGCCGCCATCGCGCTCGGCGCGGAGATCCCGCAGGTCGCGTACTACTTCATCCCGAGAGCAACCATCCTGCGGTACGTCGCCCGCGACGTGCTCTCCACCGCGCGCTTGGGCGCGCTCTACGAGGCGCAGCTCGCCCGGGAGAAGCCGCTGCAGCGCGTGTGGACGCAGGTGGTGAAGCCAGCGTCGTACGCAGTGGCCCGGGTCGAGGCGTGGGGTGTTCCGGCGAGCAGGGACCGGATGCTCGCGTTCCACACCTATCTGACGATGCGCCTGTCGGACGTGAAGAAGCGGCTGGACCACTACGGGACGGATATCAACTGGGACTCAAACCCGCAGTTGGTGGAGCTGCTCTACGGGCGGCTGAAGCTGAAGCCGCCACATGTGAGCCGGAAGACGGGGAAGCCGTCGACGGATGAAGAGGCGCTGAAGGAGTTGGTGAAGAAGCACCCGGTGGCTGCCGACATCTTGGAGTACCGGGGCTACACCAAGCTGGACAACGGGTACGCGACCGGCCTGATGAAGCACGTCCGCGATGACGGGCGAATCCACGGGAGCATCAACCTCGATGGTGCGCGCTCGGGCCGCACGTCGATGAGCAACCCCAACCTCCAGAACATCCGGCGTGCGGACGATGAGGAGTCGAAGCTCGCGAAGGACTGCTTCGTGGCGCCGCCCGGTTGGGTTCTGCTGTCGGCCGACTACTCGCAGCTCGAGTTGCGCATGGCCGCGATGCTGTCTGGCGACCCGGAGATGATCGCCATCTTCGCGTCGGGGATGGACTACCACCTGCGTACCGCCCAGATCATCGCCCCGATGGTTTGGGGCATCACCGCAGAGCAGGTCACCAAGGTCCACCGCACGGGCGCGAAGGAGTTCAACTTCGGCATCATGTTCGGCATGAATGACGAGAGCATCGCGGCGAAGGCCGGGTGCTCCGTCGCAGAGGCGGCGAAGATCCGCGCAGCCCTGTTCGGCAAGATGCGCGTCCTGAAGAAGTGGATCGATTCGCGCGCCGCGGAGACGGCGCAGACGGGTGAAGCGTGGACGTACTGGGATGGTGAGCGCGCCCGGCGCCGACCGCTGTTCCGCGTCGGGGACGCCGACTCCACCGACAACAACCTGCGCGCGGGCGCAGGGACTGCGAAGCGGTCTGCGTGGAACACACCGATTCAGGGTTCGGCCTCCGAGTTCTGCGTCGCTTCGCTGGCGCGCTCGGTAGGGCGCATCGAGAGCGAGGGGCTCCCCGCGCAGTTGGTGCTGCCGGTGCACGACTCCCTGATGTTCCTCGTGCGTGAGACGCACCTCCTCGAGGTCGCGTACGAGGTGCGTGACGTGATGACGAACTACCGGACGGGCGCGGTGCCGCTGGTCGTGGACATGGAAGTCGGGCCGTCGTGGGGCTCGATGGAAAAATTGAAGCTGGCGGCGTGAATTCCCCTCGATGCGAAGAAGGCAGGAGCAACCATGACGACCCCAACGAAGGATGACGCGGCGTACCT